TCTCTGTATGTAACACCAGTTACATAGTTTTTATCGCCAAACTTAAAGATGTGTTTGTTTGGATTTCCTGGTCTAATGATAACAAGACGCAAGTTATCACCAACAACAGAAGCATCTGGTGGAAGTGAAATTGGGTTGTCTTCTACATAGTCACCACCAGAAACAACAATAGTTTCTTTTACGCCAACTGTTTCCCAAGCAAGTTGAGCTGCTTTTTTGATAGTTCTAACTGGGTTTACAGCTGAACGACCATCATTCAAATCAGAACCAATCTGCTCAGAAACATAGATACGACCACCAACGTCATTTGTTGCTAGGTTGAGGACATATTCTGTTGTAGCAATTCTATCTGACCTATCGCCAAGTTGTGGAGTGATAGAACGTGGGAATAATCCAGCTTGTCCAGTTTGTAGATACAGATCATTATTTGGATCTACAACTCTAAAACCAATATGCTTGAGTCTTACTTCTCCATTTAGTTCAATGCCATCAGTATGTTCTGGTCCAAGAGATGCTGTTTGTCCAGAATTTAGTGCTTCATAGACGTTTTGACCAAAATACCTATAATCTCCTTTCTGAAGAATTACATTAGCACTCCAAATAGTGCCAGTTCCATTCATGTATGTTTTCAGACTTGGAGCTCTAAGTGCTAAGTCTGGAGTAACAAAGTTTTCAATATCGAGGTTTAGAACTCTAGCAGTATCAGAAATGATAGAAGTAGAAGTTCTAATAGCACCATTGATATCAAGTTCAAAGTCAACGGTGTCAAGGAACGCTTCGGCAGCAGCACCAGCACCATTACCACCAGTGATGGTTACTGTTGGGGCAGAAGTATAACCACTACCTGGATCGTTTACAGCAATAGAAGAAATTCTTCCATTGAAAATAAAAGCAGACGCAAGTGCTTGAGTTCCACCAGCAGGAGGAGGAGAAAGTTGGACTAAAGGAACTTGAGTATATCCAGTACCACCCTGAGTAATTTCAATATTGTTTACTCTTTGACCAGTTCTATTAATACCAATTCTTGGCAAATTGGTATTTGGATCTAACTGAGCACGAAATACTTCTCGCTCGTCAGTTCCAGTACCAACTCTAATAGTAGCTTCATTATCACCGATGAGTTTAGGGTTTACACCTCTAATTTTCTCTTTGTCGGAATTAATATGAAAACTCATGGTGCCTTCTAGCTCCCGCCGTTATTATCCTCAGTTATATTTAGCACCTACGCCCACGCAATACTAACAACTTGTGTTGATACAACCCATTTGATTGTCTCGGTTGTTCCAGTTCTTACAACATTATAACTAAATCTATTTGATGCTGAAAATGTACCAATTTCCCACGTCTCTCCAGTAGGAACATCATGCTTGATAATTGTCAACATACTAGACTGGACAGTAGTGGTTCCAGAAGATCCACACAAAACAGAACTCTCAATCTTTCCAGTATATACAACACCACTTGGGTTTGTTGCCAAGAAATGTCCAGTAATAAAATTGATAGTAGAATTTTCCAATGGAATTGTCGTTCCAACATCATCTAACTGTAAAGTTGCTGTGTTGATTCCTCTTAGAATATATTGTATCGTCTTGCTATCGGAATAGAAACTATTTTTAATTTCCAGTGTGTTTAGATCTTTAGCGTTTCTATCCATATCAATTACTGATACTTGATCGATAGAAAATCCGCCCAAAGAATCGAACTCTTTTAGATTACTTGCCATTTTACTTAATTACCTGTACGAGAATTGTGAACGTAATAATGTCGCCATTGGCATGGTCATTTGAAAGAGTTAGAGAAATTCTAGTCTCATTGGTAGCATTGAAATCAAATAACGCTGTATATTGATCAAGAGATGTATTCAACGATCCAAACTCATTGTGGAAAATATCAGTTCCATTATCTATAACAGAATACTCTGTCATCGATCTTTTTCCAGAAGAAGACTTTGAAACAACCGTTACTTTACATCCTTTTCTTGATCCAGAATCATATAGAACAAATGATCCTGATTCAGCACCACCTTTTGCTAACTGGAATGTTGTTGTTTTTATGGCATAATCTGCCAACTCAAATTCTTTCAATTGACCGTCAAGAACTTTGACCCCGTTGAAAGTTCCAGATCCAAAAGTAGTGTTTAAATAAACATCACCTTGGTCATCTAGTCTCAATACGGGATCAACAACTAGACCAGAAGAAAGACCTAGATCTAAAAACTGCTTACTTGTGCTAATAAAGGTTCTGTCTACATCTCTGTTATCAATTGTAGTATCATTTGAATTCAAAGTTACTAGAGGAGTATCAATAGAAAGATTATTGAGACCAGATGTTGTAATTGTATCAATATTTGTAAAGTCTAATGAAGTCCTCGTCAACTGCAGCGTGTTAAGATTATCATTGTAAAAATACAAGATATTCTCATTTGCTGCTGGAGCAGTTTCTGGAATAATATAAGTATTACCATCAACGTCTCTAACACCACCAAGAGAAGACCAGTTGACTCCGCTATAACCTTCGAACTGCTGAATTTCTGTATTAAATCTAATCGATCCAGGAAGAGCAGCAGCGGTGTTTCTTTGGTTGTTATTACCAGAAGGAATAGCGAGGTGGGTGTATGCTTTGACTACTACTTTTTTTCCTGGGTTTGGAGCAATAGTTAGATCTTCTACCAAAGTTGAAATAGTATTCCAATCATCACTAGTAGTTCCACCGAGTTTCAATCCACCGTTGACAATAAGAGGAGCATCTTTATTAGGAGCAACGAGAAATTCTTCAATTCCGTCAATAGATAACTGAGAAACAGCATTCGAATACCAAGTTAGTTGCACTGTACCGCTATTTTGACTTCCCTGAAGGTGTATTGGTTCTGTTCCCAATCCTCCAGTAACTCCACTAGATGTCGCCTGATATAAATTATTTCTATATCTAATGAAACTTCCAATACTAACTGGTGTATTCGCTGACCAGAATGTATATGATGGAAGACCCAGTTTTGTAGAACTAATAGTTTTTACTGATCTAAAGTCCAGAGAAGATTTTGATAAATTTAATGTATTCGAATTGTCATTATAAAACCATAGGGTATTATCATTAGCACCAGCAGTCAGTTCGGCAATAATGTAGGTATTTCCATCAATATCTCGCACACCACCAAGAGAAGACCATGAAGACGATGAAGCACTATATCCCTCATATTGATTAGTATCTGTATTAAATCTTATTGCTCCATCTTGTCTAATTCCAGATCCAGGTCTTCCATTTGTATCTCCTACTGGAATAACCAAAGCTGATAAAGCATTTACCTTTACAACTCTAGAAGAAGCTGGAGTAAATACAATATCATTTCCTGTAGTTGAAGATAATACATTATTTGTGATAGAAATTTTATCGTTTACATTCAACGTTGACAGAGTTTTGATATTTCCAGAGGTCTGCAGATTGCCATTAGATTGTTGAATATTAAATAAAGTTCCTACCTTGAAATTGGAACAATTTGCTGTAACATTTTGACCAGAAGCAGATATAGTTAACCCAGAATTAGAATTAATTGTTTGTAAACTGATAGTATTTCCAGAAATATTTGTAGCAGTTAGTAAAGATGTTGCTGTTATATTATTAATATTTGCTGTTTCTGCTTCTATGGCATTTGTTGTTATTTTTCTGTCTTTTACTGAAATATCTAAGGAATTAACAGAAGTTACATTATCAACTACAATAGATAGTCCAGATCCAAAAATTTTTGGATTGTTTAAGTTTACTGCTAACTCTGCCTCGTTGTTATCAAATCCTGCCATATTTGGATGGACAGAACAATAATAATATAATGGTGATGGTGTATCTTCTGTAACTAAAATTTCACTATAACCACTTTGATAGTTAACTCCATCACTATATGAATACCCAATAAATTCTAGTGTAACTTCACCAGAAGAAATTGGAACTTCTGACAATGTAATTTGAGTTGGACTATCTACACTCAAAACCAAAGTTTGTGTAGATAGTGCTCCACCACCGCCTAATCCTCCTCCACCAGAAATTGCTACACTCATTCCAGCAACAATTCCAGTAGTGCTTGAAACTGTTACAATTTGCGAACTTGAATCTAATGTGGCAGTAATTCCAGAAATATCACTAGGACTCCAAGTTCCATCTCTAAATCGTGAAAATCTAAATGGATGTGCCGATTGTTGAGAATTATTAAATCTATAAGTATTTCCAGCATACAAAGTGATATCTGGATAAATTGAAGCACCAGATCCAGTATCAATAAAATACTTATTTTCTTGTTGTATTGTGTTTATTTCATATCTTGGAGAAACTGTTGCTTCTACAGCAACAGCATCAGTGTCTAAAATTCCAACAGGTTCACAAACTAAATTAGTAATGTAACCCCCAGATGATGTAATGTCATAAACTTCTGCTAAATCTCCATCTAAACTTACTGCAGAAACAGTTATGATAAGATCATCTGCTGGAGATGATCCTCCAATATCAGATCCTAAAATAGTCAATACATCATTTGCTTGATATCCAAGTCCTCCAGAAGTCACATTTACTATAGATACATCTCCAGAAAATCCTCTGCTAACAGAAAATACTGCTGATGATCCAGATCCACCAGAAGCAGAAATATTTGTATACGTATTATTTGCTTCTGAGGCTAACGTTGATCCAGAATTTATTTGAGTGCTCTGAATTTTTCCTCCAGGAACATATATAGACTGACCAATGGACACAAAAGAACTGGGAACTAATCCGTCAAATACTATTACAGAAACAGGATTTACGATTACCGAGTATTGAATTGGTTGAACTAGATTATATGGAGAAACAGATAATACATCTCCAATCGAATATCCACTTCCGCCATCAGAAACAGTAACAGATCCAACAGAACCAATAGTATTAATTGTATACTCAAATGCTGTTGTTGGTACTCCGTATTGCGGCGTAAAATCTAATGTTGCTGATCCAGAAACTTCTGGTTGTGCTGATAGAGTAATAGTAGTTCCAATAATATTTAATATTGTCACTACTCCACCGCCAATTCCTCCACCAGTTGTCAAAACTCCAGATCCACCAGTTTGAGTTACAAAAAATCCACTTTGTAATAGAGCAGCCTGTTGAGTAGTAACAGTAATATCTGAAGTATTTGAATCTAAAGTTGTTGATACTCCAGTAACACCATTTGATAATGTTAAAATATCGTTTACTTGATAACCAGTTCCCTTTTCTGAAAATTGAAAGGTTTCCTCATCAATTAAACCTGGATTATTTTCGATCGTATATTGAAATCCAGATCCAGATCCACCAAGATCTGAATTATTTGCGGTTAAAATATCTCCATTTCTGTAACCAATTCCAGATGTAGTAAGTGTAACAGATGATATTACACCATTGTTTATATTACATCCAAAAGTAGCTCCAGATCCAGACCCACCTTGAAATGGAATGTCGCTATACAATCCATCGGAATATCCAGATCCAGTATTTGTGACAGATCCTTGAATTGAAAAAACTGTAAAATTTACTTCTGCTCCAATCCCACTTCCACCAGACAAATCAATACCAGAATAAGATCCAGGTTTATAGTCCTGACCTAAAGTAGTTATATTTCCTAAAAACTTCTCTACTGTTACATTTAAACTTCCTTCAATACCACTTCCACCAATTACTGGAATATTTGTAAAGTTTCCAGAATCGTAATTTTCTCCAGGACTTACTATAATCAATCCATTTGAATTAATTGATTTTTTTACGAAAGTAGTATTATTGAAAAAATAATTTTTTTCGGAATAAAATGTGCTAAGTAGTTTACTCCCAGAAACAAATCCAATAGTTTTTAGATCATTTTTATATAAACCAGTATCACTATCGGATGTGAAAGATAAACTTGGATTTGAAATTGAACCGTCTCCCAACTTCAAATTACCAGTAGCAAGATCGCTACCGCCCTGAGAGATGTTGAAAATCTGATCACCAATTTGGTTGATCTTCTGCCTTTGGATCTCAAAGGTATCAGTTCTTGCGACGTTAATTGCTGGCATTTTTTACTAACTCTCTAAGTAGGGATTTTATTTCAGAGATTTCATCCTTCAACATATTTATGTCTTCCAACGCGGAATTCAATTGTTTTTGTTTACGCCTTGCTTGGATAGCAGAATCGTCGTGATTCAAGATGGCACCTGTGGTCTCGTCTCTGACAAGACCATCATGTCCACTTACTTTGATATAACCCATACGCGGAAATTAGAATGCTGCGACAGCGCGAATGTCTTGGATCTTAGGAACGTATGCTGGATCTACACCCTTCATCACAATCTTGATTGCGAATGAAGAGAATTCTGGTAGACTTGCTACGCTATACTTGAGATCTTGATATGAAGATTGCTTTTCAACAACACTAGAAATGCTATTGTCAGCAGTAGCAATTTCCAATGAATCTGGTTGACCAGACTGATTGAAATAGAACCACTCGGCATCTTCAAAGTTCTCTTGACTTGATGCTCTCTTATATTTGTAAAGAACCTCAATATTTGAAATATCTTTTACATTCGCTAAGAGATGAACATCAATAGCAGTAGCAGGATTGGTAATATAGATTTCCTTAGTTACATACTTAGCAGCAGAAGAACTATTCTTGGAAGTATCTTCGGCAACAAAGTCAACACCATTGGAATATGAGACTCTTTGAACTTCTAGGAAGAATGCCTCGTCATCTGGTTGGTTTGGATATGAAATAATATCTCCAACTCTAAAGATATCTGGTAACTGATCAACTACTTCATTCGCTCTAGCAAACAAGTTGCTGTCAATAACCCTGGATGTATAATCATCATTGATTGGTTGTAGATCAGTTCTGAGAGTTAGTTGTCTTGTGGTTCTGTTCCAGATAACCGACTTGCCAGTAATACGGTTATCATATGTTTCCAAAATTTTAGACTCAACTGGATTTCTAGCAACAATTGTAATAGACTCACCAGCAGCAGACTGAGTTGAGCTGTTGATAATCGGTGTTACTAGAGATGGAGTAGATCCAACGGTAACAACTGGAGCACCTTGAGTGTTGGTAAACTGAGTTAGTTCAACTGTTTCATTGGGAGTAAATCCTTGCTTGGTTCTAACTCTAACCCAGATGTTATTTCCATCTACCTTAGAGATTGTTCCAGTTGCCTGAGAAGTAGATCCTTTGATGCTCTGATTGCTCTGATATGATACTCCAGGAGTTACAGTTGATAGAGCAAAGTTATAAACAGGATAGAACTCAAGAATTTGATCTCTTCTTCCATATCTGTTCTCTTGACCATTTGCGTTCTCAATTCTGTTTGATACAGTTTTGACAGAAGCACTAGACAAATCAACAACAGGTGAAAGGTAAGAAACTGTTGATGATAGAGTCATTTTATAAGTTAGTGATCTATCAAGACTATTCAGAGTTTCATTGATCTCAGAAGCAATTACTTTCTGATTATCAAAATAGTGCGCTTCGTTTAGGAAGGTCTTCTCAAACCCAGTTTGTGAATATGAAGTATAATTTGTAGTTGCCGAATCAACGGGAATAATATTAGTTGTCTTTACAGTGGTATCAATCTTAGTCCCAGTAACAGTTAGGTAATGAACTTGTGGGTATAGAACTTCAAACTTTCTGTTGTAAGTAGCATATACTACACTGCCACCGCCAAAGGAACTCTTCGAAGCACTGGTGATAGTTTTGATGTTATATGAATCAATGCCAGAGTTAGTTACTTGATACAGATTTGTATTGAATACATCAGAATTTACACCGCCAACATCGGAGACACCTTTGAAGAACACATAAGATTTTCCACCATCTTCAAATCCATTATCTCTATGGTTGATCTTGATAACACTGTTGTTATTTTTGAACAACTTAGAAGTTGCGATAGATTCAGAGGTAGCGTTGGTCTCAACTGGTTCTGCGTCAAGTAACTCATAACCAAGATTTTCGTTCTTGACTAGAAGTTCTGCTGGTCTTGAAATATCAAACTCCGCTCTATACAGAGTAAACTTAAGATCTTCGAAATTATCTTCAGTCCAACTCTCTGTATTCTGTGACTTATAAACAGAACCAAGTGATGGTTGAGTTGTAATAACTGTGCTGGTAGCAAGATCTGTTTCACCGAGACGTGATGCCCACATTTCATAATCACTTGAGTCGGTCTCAACAACTAGAGCATACTCAGTATCATTTTGAAGATATGCTGGATATTCAAACTCAAATCTGGTTGGTGTTGTAGACTCTGTGAGACCTTCGAAATCGGTCGCTACGCCCATTCTAACTGCTGGAGTGTCAATCTCTATAAAGGTTTCAACTTCGCATCCTCCAGCGCCATTTCCGACGCCTTTGACGACAACTGATGGAGCTTCGGTGTATCCAAATCCAGAGATAGAAACCTCAGCATTGTAAATCTTACCACCAGAAACATTGACTCTAGCAGTTGCTACAGATCCACCAGGAAGTTGTGGACTCTCAATCGTTAGAACAGCACTATCATAATTTGCTCCAGTGCTCTTGATTCTAATATCAGATAGTTTGCCACTGTTCTTAGCAATTGTTAGAACAAGATTTGTTCCATTTTTATCATTTGCTAGTTCAACTGAAGGAATATCTAGTTCTTCGTTTTGAATAAACGAACGACCATTGTGATTTCCAAGAACAAGGGTGTATACCTGCTCATTTGTGAGATTGTATACCCCAGTAGATGAAGGAGTGAGTTCAACACCATTCTTATCAATGACTCTGGAAATAGGACCAGAAGAAGCAGAACTTCTTCCTACTACGTATTCACCTAGAGTTACCGATAGATTGCCATTTGTATAGCACTTTAGATAGGTCTCTGGAGATAGAGTCTTCTCTGTTCCAGGAACAATGTTCTTGCTTGGTTTGTCATAATCAACATTAGTAATGTATGCCTTGACTGGAATATTTGTGCTCTTCTTATTGAAGAAGAGATCTAGACCAGTTACAAACAAACCACCGTCATAATTTTCAATCTTAAATGTTTGTGCTAGTGGATTTGGTCTAATTGGGTTATCTGTATTGCTATCTACAAACTGAACGCCCTCATTGGACTTGAAGTATGAAGGTCTGGTAGAAACGATACTTGCTGGATTTTCTGGAAGAACACCAGTAGCATAGTATTTGACTTCTGCGTAAGTATCGACATTTGCTTTATCTTCATTTGTAACACTGGAAGTAAATCTCAATGTCAATATACCTGTTGTAAAACGCAACTCTTCAGCAGAGTCATCATAATCTACGGAGTCTACATTTCCTCCCCAAGTCGCGTTCTCTCTTGGTGGTCTACCAGCAGGAAGAAGAATCAATCCACTGGCATTTCCATTTTCATCTGTAACTACTTCGCCATTGAAAGCAGAAAGTGAGTTGCCAGCAGTTCCAGTAAATCTTAGATCTGGATTTACCCAACGGTTGATGTTTCTACCCTCTAGGAAGACAGAAACTTTTGTATTTGGCTTCAGTCTTCCAATAACAAACTTGATTGGTTTGCTTCTGGCAAAGAACTGTAGTGATGTGGATACAATGTTTTCACCTACCGTCTTTGTTTGAACTCCTTTGCCAACTTCATTATTTTGTGGACTAATATTTGAAGAACTTCCAACAGATGCTGCCTTTACACCAGCATTTGCTTGAGTCGTATTTAGATCTCCAAGTGAGTTGATTGAAGTGAAAGCAGGAGCAGAACCTACCCAGTTTACAATGAATGAACTATGTAAACTTGAGAAACTCTCCTTTACATTATCTTTTGCCAAGAAGATATTGAAGATGCTTGTGTTTGTATCAACGACAAGTGGTTCTACACTTTGATCGTACCATTGATCAATTGATGGAGATACCATTCCATCTCCAACATATTGAACTACAACAAATGGATTTGGATTGATCGTCTTAGAGGCAAACTCGTTTCCTAGGAGTTTGATCTTTGAGTATGGAAGTGTAACGATATCGCCAGACTTTTGATATCCAGCAACAGATCTTTGATCTTGTCTGGTATATACCTCTTTCAAAGTCAATGAATCTTCTTTGGATTGTGGTCTTAGAACAGATTGTCTGCTATC